GCTCCTTTTTCTTGTTCCATTACGTTTTGTCCTTTTCGACACCAAAATCAATACTTTAAGCTCGCCAGCTAAGGTGATTGATTTCTTTACAAAGCAGTGCTCCTCCGGGTCCACCAGCAACCCCATGGGACTCCTATGAGCCTCGCACACCACAAAGTGGTATCTACAATTGTTTTTATTTAGCCTTAAGCGGCCAACTCCACCGTGGTTCGGTCAATACCACAGTGTATTGTCACATTTACGTACGTCTACACACTATACAAAATACATCACCATCGCTCAAACATTAAGCAGGAATAAGACACAACCCTACATCAAAAGTATAACTCAGCGTACTGTTGTTACAACACCCAATTTTGAACCCGCGTTCATCATTAGTGTAGCCTAGAGTCGTGGAATCAGGGTCAGACACATTCATAACAACAAAGAACGTTGAATCTGTTCCCGTGTCAGCGTAATTGACCGTATCCTGCCCATGAAAATGATGGACACTGAATCCACCTACATCCTCCACGACCACACCATTTTTCGCCGTCGCTACAGGTCCTACAGAATACCGTAGTCCCCAAGATGACGTCGTATCCTCAACAACGCGCACCTTCATAATAACGTGGAACTGCCCCGTCGGTATCAAAATACCAACGTCCGCCGCTTCTCCTGTGTAAGCCCCAGTCTGATCGACCGAGATATCACGAGCTGCGGCGAGTAAACTAAAAGTCATATCACGACACGTCCCGCTCGGAACTACAAGAGAAGCCTTAGACTTCAAATAACTCCTATTTTGTGGACGCACAGAACCTACACCCAAGTACGGAGTGGGCATCCAAAACACAACATCATAGGATACCGTTAGCCAACCTGCCTCGTCAGTATTGGCTCCACCCCACGTCTCAATATAGAAATGTCCTCCATCGAACAAATTCATGTCGTATGGCGTTGCAGCACCACGACAACGCTTAACTTGCAACCCGCCCATCAATAAATCAGGACGTGCCTTAAGAGTAAGATCGTTGCCTATGTAACTTACAGCACCAGTTTCGACATTCATAAACTCCGATATCGTACGGGGCGGATGGTCCTCCGTGTCATAGTACACACACATCGCCACAGAACCAGTAGCGGTCTTAGGCGTAGTGGAGGTGAACTTGAACTCCAAATTCTCAAATCTCCAGAAACCATATTTAGCCGCAATTGAATGCAACCATGGAAACAGGGGATGATTGGCCGGATTTATGTGATACTCGGCCCGTCGTGTCGTAGGTAATGGCCCGGTGTTGTTCGACACCGTAGCAATCATCTCATGTGGCATATGTACTCGCCGCACGCTCTCACCCGCCATCTGGGATCTATAAGCGGGCATGTTTGAGAGACTGGCTAATGCAGTATTCTTCCCTCCACTAGGAGGCAACTGCAAACCCAGCTGCGCAGCAATTTCCACATGTTTCTTGTTAGGCGTGCGTTCCTTCACTTTCGATAGGAAACGTTCACGCTTCACATCCAAATGCTCCAACACCTTTTGTACGACCTTAGGCCCATGTTCCCGGGCCAAACGAACCGCTTCATCAATAAGTCCATTAGCCTTCACATTCTCCTTCACATTCCGCAATTCCTCCACAGCACCAGCTGCGTCAATCATCTGTTGAGCGACATTTGCCGCCGGTCCAGCCGCAATAGCGGCCATGTTCGCCACAGTTTGTTCAACATCGGCGAGCAAATGACGCTCCGTGGGGCTCGAAAGACTCCCCCGTTGCTTTACACCGCTGGGAGTCTCCGAAAGTGTCACCCATCCTGACATCTTATCCAAACAACAATCAAACAAATAGATAAAACCAAAAATCAAATATATAAAACGAAAAGAGACGTACACAGTCAATTTCAAATAACCACCAATTTCTCGATGGTTTGGGGGGTGTGACCGGACCCCCCAACACGCGACCACAATCCCTTCACACGCACTGGCCCTCAAAGCGTAGCTGGTACCGCCTAGTTGCCAACGACATACTCCAAGGGAGAAACCCCAGAACGCTTATCTGCTACCACCACGGCCGAATATCTCCTCTCAATCTCCTTCTGATGACATGGTGTTATACCAAAAGCCATGTAGAATGAGACTCTTGCCTCAGTAGAAACAGTTTCCGAAAATTGTGGTAAACCCCGCAAAGCAATCCTCCAGGAATAATCAGTAAACATAGTCCGCCGGTTCTCGGCGACATTTTTCGGTCTAAGAAAGCGTTTATAAACCATTGGTAAAATCGGAAGACCGCGAAAGATACGTTCGAAATTCTCACCCACACACTGACACCAATCCAACATGGCATCACCGTGTAAATCCCATAGACAGTGACCAAACCTTGACCACTCGCTAAGAGCCGTCACCATACGCCAATGAACTCCATCAAAGACGGGTTGCTGTCTACAAAATTCCAAACGCTCAAAAATGCTACCTTCCTTATCCACCGTTATGG